GGAGCCTGGCAGCCGATGTCCAGCATCGCGCCCTGCAGCCGGGAATAGGGGAAATATTGGTTGCCGGCGTCATACCACACCTCGGTCGTGCGCTCGCCGATCAGCCAAAGCTGGCGATTGTTCTCCATGGGGATCGCGAGGTTGTCGGACGCTGCATCCTTCAGTGCGAAATACGTGGCGTCGAATGCGGCCGAGCCGTCCCAGTACAGCGGCGACGTGAAGAATTTTTGCGACCCAGGCTGCCCGAACGTCAGCCAGCCGTCGATGAAGGCAACCCCACGCGCCGGGCTGCCCACGGCGTGCCATGTGCTCGTCGACAAGTTGTACGCATAGATATTCGACCCGTCCGCGAACGCAACGACCTGGCCAGCGCCGTTATCGCGGATCCATACCGGGCCCGTGCTCGTGCCGAGGGAGCCGATCAGCGTCAGCGTCGTGCCATCGAACAGGTACGCACCGGTGCCGATGACGACCGCACCGCGGGTGTTCCCGGGCAGTGTCCACATGCCGCGCACAGGCGCAGTCGGCCCGGTGGCAACCGAGATCAGGCCGGGCGTCCCCAAGAGCGCGAGCGGCGCCTTGGCTTCACTGTTTTGGTCGACCTCGACGAACCAATTGATCAGGCGCTGCGCGTCCTGCATCGGGTTCGCGGCCTCGTATGAAGGGCCGACGAATGCGAACTCAGGCATCAGAAGCCCCCCGTGAGGATCCAGCCCGCGTCGTTCGCATTGCCCGTGATGATGGCCGCGTCATACGTCGACGTCGCCGTAGGCGTCGCATTCAGCGCCTTGAGCGCCTTCTTGGTGGCGCGCGCCTGGTCCTGAAGCTGTGGCGAAGGTTCGACGCCATACTCCGGCGCGAGCAGGAGGGCCAAATTCGTCTGGAGCGCGAGCATGTAACCTTGCGGCAGCGAGACGGTGTCGGTAAGGTTCGCGAACTGCGTGAATACCATGTCGACCCACAGGTGAAACTCGGCATTTTGCGACGGCACCGGCCAGAAAATCAGTTCGGCCAGCGGGAACGACGTGTTGAAGTACATGACCTTCGGCCACGGCCCCGGCTGGCTCTTGATGCCGATCTTCGACCAGCGAGTGAAGTCGACCTCCGTGCACGGATAGTCGACCGTTGTGCCGGTAGGTTGAAGCCGCGTGTACGCGCCGGAGAGGCGCAGTGGGCGCGGTATGTCGAAGTCACCGCCCGAGCCAATCGAATAGCTGGCCTTGCCCGCCTGGAGCGTCAGCACATACTCGTTGTTGTTGAACACCGCCAGATGCTCGGTACTCCAGACGTCGAGCAGCGCATTGAGCTGTTCCAGGCCGGTAGTCCCATCCTCGGCAGAGAGCGTGTCGCCGACAGGGACGGCGCCGATCTTGCGCAGTGCACCGTAGATGATGTCGTAGGCAGTAGCCATGGTCAGAAAGAGGAAGGGCCGAGCGAACCCGGCCCGTGTTGATTACGGCAGCGGCAGGGACGACGGCAGGCCGCCGGACAGGGCGCTTGCGATCGGGCGCACGACGAGGATTTGGTAACTCTCGCTGGCCGTCGGCGTGATCGGGGATGCCGTGTTGTTCGAGAACGCGATTGCCAGCGTGTTGGCGGCGCTCACACGAGCATTGACGACGCCCAGGCCGGCCTGCGTGGTCGGCTTGTTGACCTCGACGAAATCGCCGATCACGAGGCCATTGACGGTGAACGTCTGTTCCGCCGTGGTGTTGGCGGCGACCTGCGCCGGCGACAGGGTGACAGCCAGCAGTGCGCTGATCTGGACGTTACCGAACGGGAGGGAAGTCGGGCCGGACGAGGTGACGGCCGGTCCCAGGTTGGTGGTGGTCATTGATGGCTCCTAAAAAGGAAAAGCCCCTTGCGGGGCTCGTCGTTATTGACTGTGTATTGGATTAGCCGGAGACGCGGCAGCCCATTTCGCGGTAAAGCGGGGCGTGGCCGTACAGGATGTCCAGGCGGGTCGGCAGTGCGTCGTTGTTCACCGTGTACTGGCGCACGACGCGGATGGACATGCCGATGTCCTTGTGGGACGCACGCGCGGCCATGTCCACGCCACCCGGGAGCGGCAGGTCAGCCGACACCAGCGTGTAGGCGTCACGGTGGAACGCGAGGTTCTGCGGGCCGGATGCGGCCGAGCTGGCGACGAAGGTCAGGGCGGCACTGTTGACCGGGGCGGCGTCGACCGACTGGAAAGCGCCGCCGGTGATGCAGGCGTTCGCCACGGTCAGTTGCAGTTTCCCCGAACCATCCGAGGTGTAGGTACCGCCCATGTCGGCGCCAGTCACCGGGTCGTAGTTCGGTGCGTACGTGCCGTTCGACGGCGTGCCCGACGGCGGCAGCACGACGAAGTAACGAGCCTTTCCGACCGATTGGCGGTTCTGCGGATTCACCGCGTTGACGTTCGCGATCGAGAACACGTCGCCCACCTTGACCACGGCAGTGCTGTTGCTCCAGCCCTTCGTGCCCAGCGTGCCCGAGGCCACCCAGCCATCCGAGATGACAGCGGACGAGGTCTGCGAGGTGTCGTACTGCGGCGAGCCGCCCAGGGCGCCGAACGACTTGGCGGTGATGTTCTGGTCCATGTACCAGTCAAAGCCCAGCGTCTGCTTGGACATCATGCCCTTCTTGTACTGCTCGCCGATCTGCGCCTGGGGGTTGAACAGGCCTTGCAGGGCGCCAACCATCGAGGCCTGCGTCCACTGGTCGAGGACCATGTGGCGGTTGCCGTCGCGCGGCACGGCTTCCGAATCCAGCCAGGCGCCTGCCTGCAGGAACGGCGCGGTCGTGGTCAGGGCGGTGCCCGGCGTGCCGACGATGTTGAAGAAGTTGTTGCGCATGCCGATGGCGATGTCGTAGTCGACGCGGTTTGCCAGGGTGGCGATTGCCGGCTGCAGCACGCGCTTCGAGAACATGTCCATCGACAGCAGCAGGTCCGACGTCTGGAACTGCGTATCGACGTGGAACTGCGTGGTCAGCGTCACCGGGATGCTCGATTCGACGGTGCCCTCGATGTTCAGCGCCGGGCCGGCGGTTCCCTTGTAACGGGCCGGACGACGGACGTTGGTCGTGTAACCGATCTTGGCGCCGTCGATGCCGAAGCGGTCATCGTAGTCGCGGTTGATCTTGTCAGCCAGGACCAGTTCGTTTTCGAAGATCATCAACCCTTCGTTGGTGATGTCGACGATGTTAAGCAAGGTATTGCCACTCATGGTGAACTCCTAAAACAAAAAAGCCCGCTCAGTGGCGGGCTTTCGGTGGTGGGTGATGGCGCGTTACCGCTTCATCTCGGCGCGGCGGCGTGCGCGGTATTCCTCGAAGCTCTGTGCAGGGCCCGGGTTGACCGCGCGACCGTCCTTCACCGGAGTGATGGGTGCGGGCGCCTTGGATTTTTCGACTTCGATTTTGGGAGAGGGCTTGGGGGCCGGCGTATCGTCGGTGTCTTCTGCCAGTCGATCTTCCAGCCGACCGAGTTCGCGCAGCGCCTTGGTGGCCGACATCGCCTTGTAGCGCGCGGCCTCGTCCGGATGCTTCGCGAAGTAGTAGGCCAGGTGTGGGCCGACGTCCGACTCCAGAATCGCCTGGTGGATGTGGCCGGGCAGCTTCACGTCAGATGCTTCGATGACCTTGTCGTAGTCGTCGATCTCTGCACGAGCGCGCTGCTGGGCCTTCTGCCAGCCCTTCACGAGCTGTTCGCGTTCAGCCGCGGCGCGGGCTTCCGCCTGCTCCTGTTCACGCTTTGCCAGACGCTTGTCGGCCGTCCATTCGGCGACAGCCTCGATGTATTCCTCGTCCGAGGCGAACTTGTCGCGGCTCGGGCGCGGCTCCTCCTTGACCGGAGCGGCCTGGGCGGTCATGGCTTCCAATCTGGCGCGCAGTTCGGCCGCTTCACGCTTGGCCTGCTGAGCTTCGGTTTCGGCTGCCTTTCGCTGGCTGATCACCTCGGACAAACGCTCCGAAAATGGCTTCTTGGCGCGCTTCTCTCCCTTGTCACCATCGCCATGGACTTCGCCCGGCTCGCCGGCTTTCGGCTCATCCTTAGGCGGCTCCGCTGTCGGGGGAGCTCCGGAATACATGGCTGCGATGGTTTCGCTCGTCACAACGTTGGGTTGGACGCGCTCCGCTTGACGTGCGGTCGTCGAATTTTGCTGCTCAGTGGACATGAGGTCTCTCACGGATTTACCCGATGCTGGCCCATCGGTAGGCTGGGTGCACTACGCGTGCTCGCGGTGAAATTCGTTGTTCGGGCCACGGTCTTGGCCCAGGTGCAGATCGGTTGCAGCGTCCAACCGGGCTTCGCGCCACGACTCGTCGTTGCGCATCTGCGTGTCTTCGAGCTTCGTGCGGGACCGGATCTCTTCGCGCACGTTCTCGGCGTGCTCCTTCGCCAGCAGGCGCCGGCTCTCGCCGTCTTGGCGAATGCGCTCTTGCTGGCTTTCGTGCTGCGCCCACAGCGTGTCGGACTGCAGCTTGCCTGCCTGGCGGACCTGCTCCACGCCCATTCGGTACTTGCGCTCCATCTCGGCCTGCTGCAGCGCCTGTTGCATCTGCTGATTCGCACCCATGAGGTGAGCAATGAACGCCTTGACGTCGTCTGGCAGATCGTCCGGCAGTTTCTTCTCGGCCATCGCGAGCGGATTCGCTGCGGCGAGGCGGTCGGCCACGTCCTGCGCAGCCTCGAAGTCCATTTGACGTACAACGAGGTCGCCCGCCGTCTGCGCAACCTGCGGCATGGTTTTGAGCAGACCCAGCAGCATGTCGCTGTTCTCCTGGCGCTTCGTCTGGTAGCCGGGGCCGGTGTCCATGACGACGTCGTACGTTCCCACGGTGACGTCGTTCAGCACCTGCTGAATCGCGCCCATCTCGTCGCGCTGCTTCTCATTGATCGTGACCGTCTGCGGCACGCCATCGATGCCGAGGATGCGGATGACGCGCTGCGTGTCGTAGTAGTGTGGGATGAGGTCGAGCAGGATCACGCCGGTATGGCGGATGGCGCGCGTCAGGTTGTCGTAAAAGTGGTAATTCGACATGTCCGACTGGCCCTGGCGCGCGGTGACCATTTTGCCGGACGTTTCTTGGCCCGGCGCGCCCAGAGATGGATCGAACATACCGGCGACGGCCTTTAGGTCTTCGCTCGCGGCCATGGCAGCGTTGACGCTGGCGGCTGGGATCTGCTGCGGCGTTAGGCGCTGCGGCGGTGGCAGAAGGGCGCCCGACTCGTCGTGGACTGGCTTATAGGTCAGGCGCGAGTACGACTTACGGTTGGCGTTCTGCCATTCGGTCTCGTAGCCCTCGTCTTGGCCCTCGGCAATCAGCCACGGCGCCAACGGTGCCAGAGCTACAAACTCCGTCTCCTGCGTGCGCCAGTAGTTGTACATGCGCTGTGGGTCTTTGAGCTGGCGGACCATGCCGAAGCGGATGACCTTGCCGTTATCGATCATTTCCGCGCCGACTGCGCGCACGACCGGGATGTACTTGCCGGGCAGATCGCGCTTGTCCAATTCCTCGACGGCCGAGCAGATCGACCATTTGAGTTGCCGGCGAACGGACGGGCGGGTGTGCACGACTTCCACTCCGAGGTATTCGAGCGCCTCGTGATCGATCTGCGACTTGAACATCTTGATGCCACTGGACAGCAGGCAGAGGGTATCGGGCGTGTCCTCGAAGCGGTAGTACTCGGCAACGACGACCTCTTCCGCGCTTGCCCACACGGCCTTATCGTCGCCCGGGCCCAGGTCTTTGACGTCGGCGATCTTCGCGCGAGGGTATTTCTTGCGGAAGGCATCCTTCTTCATCGATGACGTGAGGATGCACCATTCCGCATCCGAGCCGTCCGGCATCGTGGCCGACGGGTCCATGTAGACCGTGAACGGGTTGCGGATGCGGTCGATGTACAGTTCCTGATCGAAGCTGTCGTCAGCGACGTAGCGCGAGCACACGCGCCAGTAGCCCTCGCCGATCGACACTTGGAACTCGCCGGCCGTGTCATACGCCAGGTCGGCATTGCTGTTGACCTCGATGTGACGAATCAGGCCCTCGATGACGTCGGCCTTCTTCACGTCGGCGCCGTCCGCCACCGGATGCACGCGGATGCGCGGACGCTGGGCGCGCATGTTGTTCACGACCGAGCGCACGAACGTATCGGTCTTGTTGATCGTGAGCGCCGGGCGGCCGTCCTGCTGGCGTGCGAGCTTCATCGCGGCCGGCCACTGCTCGCCGAACCGGAAACGGTTGTCTTCGAGCTGGTCGTTGCGGTTGCCGCCTTCGGCATCGCGAGCCAGGTTCAGCCGGCGGCGCATTTCTTGGGTGACTTCGCTCACGCCATCCATCCTTCAGAGTGGTAGACCCGCGGCGGAGGCGCAATGGTGCGGCTCACTGCCTGTGGTTTCTGTGCACGCCGCGCGCCCTCGCAGGCGTAGCGCAGCGCATCGATCACGTGGTTGTCTTTGTCTTCCAGCACCGGCAGCACGAGGCCCGTCAATGGGTCTTCCTTGTACTTGTAGTACGTCAGCTCGTCGATGAGGTGCTTGCAGCGCGGGTGTACGACGATGTCGAACGACTTCAAGAACTCGACGCCTTCCTCCAAGCTGCGTGCACCTTTCACGGCCGGCATGATCTTAGGGAAGCCGTTCTTGCGCATGTGGCTGATCGTCTCCGGGCGGGCGCTGTCGGCCGTGATAGGCCACTTCTCGGCGTCCGGGACGCTCAGGAACAGGGCTGGCGTGTCGACGATGTCGCAGCCGACGCGGTACGCCTCATGCGGCACATACAGCGTGCGGCCGACGATGTAGCACTGGACGAGTACCGTCGGATCGACCGAAAAGCCCCAGTCCGCGCCCTGGCGGATGATCTGCGTGGGGTCGACGTCGAACTCTTCGACGCGCCAGTTGCGGAAGACGCGCGATTCGCTGTTCTGCTGGTACTGGCCGAGCCAAATGTGCGTGTACTTGTCGATGTCGCGCTTGCGGTCGTACTCCATCTCGTCGCGCAGCACATCGGGAAACCACGGGTTGTCGTGGTAGTTCGCTTCCAGCACGACCGAATTCGGAGGCGGAGACTCGCCGCGCAGCAGCACATCCACCGGATCGGTCTCGAAACGCGGGTTCCAGCTGAACCAGATTTCAGACCCGGGCTTACGGATGGTCGGGCGCAGCATGTCGAGCGAGCGTTGAGACAGCGTCTGCGCCTCCTCGACCCATGCGATGTCGTAGCCTTCGAGCGACTTGATCGACTCCGCGGTGTGGTTCTGCATGCCCTGGAAGATGATCAGGCCGCCGTTGTGCGCGCGGATCTTCTTGTCCTGCACCTCGAAATAGGCGCCGGCGTTCATCGACGCGATTTTGTTTTCGAGGAGCTTCTTTACCGACTGGTCGAGCGACTTCTGATTCTCGCGAATGCAGACGGCGTCGGTCTTCTCCATGATGCAGCGCTCGACGAGCATCTCGCCGAAGAAGTGCGACTTGCCTGAACCACGGCCGCCGTGCACGCCCTTGTAACGGGCTGGCTCCAGCAGCGGTAGGAAGACCTCAGGCGTCTGGATTTGCAGGACGGACGACGACACGCTCGATCCTTTCCAGTTGCACGGGACCGCCGTTGGGGCCGGTGTGTTCGGTGGCGTTCTTCTCGCGCCAGTCGTCAGGGAAGCGCGCAGCCATCGAGCGGCTGTAGACGCCAGCGTTCAGCGATTGGCCTTGGATGCTGACGATGTTCGCCTGCCCCATGTCTTCCCACCACGCCTGCGAATGGGTCATGGCGCGGGTAATGGCGTCCAAAAACTCGGGATGCGCTTGACACCAGTTCTCAAGCGTCTGGCGTGATACGTCGAGTTTCGACGCGATCCATGCCTTCGACTTGCCGTCTTTGCCCCACTCGATGACTTGATCGCAGTAGGCGGGGTCGTAATCGGTCGGGCGGCTCATTTCGCCTTCCTCATCCTGCGTAGCTGATTGGGCAGTTTGCTGGCGACGATGACCGCAGCCAGGCAGGACAACGCGAGCGATGCAAACGGGCTTTTGTCGATAACGATCATTGCCGCGATGACAAGGTACATCTCCATTACGCGGCCACCTTCTCCAACTGCGCATCGACCAGCCCGGCTGGGTGCGGCATTTCCACGCCCAGGATGTCCATCTCCGAGATGAGCACGTATTTGTGACCGTCCTCGGTGAATGTGTGGTACTGCAACTCGGAGAAGCGGACGACGTCACCCACCTGGGTAGCCATCGGCAGCAGCTTGTCCGTCTTCGGGTGGCGCATGCCCGGGCCGACGGCAACGACCGTGCCGCGGTTCATGCCCTCGACGGCACCATCCTTCGCGCGCCATGCGTCGGTCTTCGGAGGCAGCACGAAGCCATCGATTGCGGTGGGCAGGTTCTCGTCCAGGCGGACGACGATGCGGTTGCCGGTGGGTTTGAGCATGGTGTTTGGTCAAAAAAATGGCCCGGCGCTCTTTCGGGCGGCCGGGCCTTAACCTCGCGGACGAGGGACGGAGACAACGACGGGGAAACTGGGGTGACCGGTGAGAATTGAACTCACGACCAGTGGAATCACAATCCACGGCTCTACCATCTGAGCTACGGCCACACGGCTGCTGACTGATTCCGCGTTCTACTCAATTCGAACTGCGCCTGGTCAGCGAAGCGCCTCGCTACCAATCAGCATGCGTGTGGTAACTTATCCCGACGCCAATACAAAAAGCCCCGGATCACTGCTGATCGCGGGGCTTCATTTTCTCCAGGCGGCCGAAAGCTCCCGCATGGGAGCAATCGACGCGTCTTGAGTGACGGAAATTAGTTGTTGCTTGGAATTTACTGCTGAGTTTGCCTGCTGTCAAGAAATTTCGGCTAGGAATCTTCGACAGTGTCGCTAAACTTCGACGCGACGTAGGCGCGCGTGGCAGCTATAAGGTAGGTCGGGCCCTCAGCCTCGAAATCGCATGTAATTGAATTTTTGTCGTCGAGTCGAACGCTTATCATGGCTAAAAAAACATTTCCTGTACGGATCACGCAAATATCCTCGCGCTCGATGATCTGGCCTCCCTGGGCCCAGTCGGTCGAGGGCCGAAACGGGAACGGGGTACCGCCAGTGTCGACCCAGCATCCTTGCGGGTCAGTCGGGGCCGGAATCACATCGTAGCCCTCTGCCCGCGCTACCCACGCATCGAGCAGCGCGCCTTCCAGTTCCGCGACCTTCATGCATCACCTCCGTACGGCTCCGGGAACAGTGACTTGCGAATCGTCTCAATCATGGCCTGACACCGGTCCCATATCGCTTGGCTGTCGGACGGAAGCGGCGACCGTTCGCCGAGTTCGAGACGACCGTCATCGTGCAAAACGATGCCCGGCGGCGGGCGGAACGCATCAATCATTGCCATATAGCGCACCCATGGTGCGATCTCGGTGTGATATTGCTCGACGCGCTGCCGCAGCTCTTCACGCGTCAACGGGCGATCTGGAATTATCATCATGCCATGGCCCTCCCGATCTCGGCAGCGGCGCGGACGATGGCGCGGCGACTCGCGGCGTACGGGTCATCTAAGTATGCTTCCGTGGCATACACATCCCGCCCATTCACCGTCCCGTGCACATCGGCAAGATTGGAGTCGTGGTAGACATTGAGCCTAAGCCTCACCGCCAGTCGCAGCGCATCGCCGTCGTCGGTAAGCGGGTTCCATTGGAGCAGTTCACCGATGCGGTAAAGTTTGATTTCACCGCCCACTTCCGACTCTTCGATCTCATACCCAGCCGCCTTCGCCGCCAGTTCCAGCAATTCTCGGTCGGTGCTCATTGCCACCTCCTTGTTGACCGCGAATCGTTCGCGAACGCGTTTTCGCTCGGCCTCAACCCATTCCGTACGGTCACCATCCTCTTCGGGGATGTATTTGTTCGTAATGACGTTCTGGCCGCAGTCCCATCGGTAATCCCACTGCCCCCGCAGGAAATTGAAATAGCATCGCTCGACAATGTTCGGTTTCCCGCCAAGATCGATCTGATGTTGGATATCAAGCATCATAGCTCCTTGTTGACCTGCCATTCTACCGCCTCGCGGGCCTGCCGCATCACCATGTCGAAGTGCTCGCGCGATACCCGCACGTGTGCGCGCCGGCAGATGATTTGCCACCGGGCGCCCTCCACGTAGTGCAGGCGTAGTGCGTCGCGCTTTGGCTTGATGACGCTCCGCATGGCGCGCTCGATGCGCTGGGCGTCGTCCGTGTCGATCGGCTCTGGCGCGTCGTGGCCGCTCCAGACGTTGCCGAGCGCGGCCTCGCGCATGTTGGCGCAGATGATGCCGGTGATGCACGAGCCGCGGTTGCGCTCCAGGGAGCGGAGCCAGCGGGACCAGTTGTCCAGTCGGGTGTCGATGTCGTGTTGTTCCGTCAAGGCTGCAGCCCTCCAGCGATTTTCGGGGTACCTGCCAAACCGCAGTAGCCACTCGTCGGAACCTCGACGGGCACGTTATCTGCGCGCTTCATGCCTTGCCCGAGTTCCACGACTTTGAGTTGCCATTCCGTTTTCGTCTCGCCCCAACGCCACATGGCACATTTGTCAGCAATGCAGCAGCCGCTTGTCGGCACAATGACGTCTGGTCCCTTCTGCAGGCGATTGAATACGACTTGGTTTGCCAGCACGAGGTTGTCCGGCTGCTGCGCCGCTACGCGCACCATCGGGCACCACATTGCAGATGCCTGTTTTGGCGTGAGCATCATGCGGTTCTCCTTTCTTTCTCCACCATGCCAGTGTTGATGAATCGGCCGGCGAGGATGCCGACTACCGGAGACAGGGCGAGCCAGAGGGCGAGAGTGGTCATACTGCCTCCTTCAATGCGCGCAGCTTGGCGGCGTATTCGGCCTTCATGCGCTTCAAGTCGTCGATGGTGTAGTTGCGGGGCGTCTGGTCGGCCTCCAGCGCTTCCACAGCGGCTAGGCCGAGCCGTGCGATCATCCCGGCGCGGAACTGGCCGCGAGTCGTGCCGCCGGGGCGGTTGTGGCCCTTGAGCTGCTTGTGCACGTTGGCTTCGTGGAAGCGCAGATGCGGCGCGCTACCCCGGCTGATGTAATGGCCGGCGTCCCACTGCCCACCGGTGATCGTGTCCTTGGCGTCGAAGAACTGGCCGCAGCAGATGCACGGCCGGTCGCGGTCGCGCTCGCGGATGTAGGCGTTGAATACCTTCTGGACGTCGGCGATCCATTGGGCCTTGGTCTTGAACTTCTCGAGCGCGGCCTTGGTGGCGGCGCGGTCGGCGCGCACCCGTGCCGCCGCCTGCTTGGCTGCTACCTTCTTGCCGTGGGCCACCGCGCAGGCCGGCGAGCACACAGCCTGCATCGGCCGCTGCTGTTTGAACTTGTCCTTGCAGACGGTGCAGCGCCGCTCGCGGAGCGTGGTGCGCAGGGCTGTGGAGCGGTCGAGCGTCATCGCTGCACCTCTTGGAATCGCTTCGTGTCGCAACCCTGGCGATCCAGATCGGTCAAGCGGTCGGCGAACAAGGTGTCGCCCAGGTTCGCGCGGAGCATGAATGCACAACCCGTGTGATCGAAGACGATGACCTTGTGGAGCGCACGGGCCTCCTTCGTTTGACCCGAGCAGCCGGCCAGCGCAGCCAGCACGAGGCAAATAGCTGTGGAGCGGGTGAGGGTGGTCATGATTTCTTACGGCGTTGCCACCAATGCTGAGAAAGAGTTGATTCGGAAAACGGGCAGCCCATTTCCACCAAAAGTTTCACTGCGGCTCGTGTCGAATATCCTTTCGCCATAAGCTCATCTACCGCCGGCATGTAATCGGCTGCATAGATCCTCGTAACGCGTGCTGGTGGGGCGCTTTTCGCTTTTTTAAGCATGTCGCTGGGACTCGTGCCCGCTGTCTCTTCAATCGCGGATAGCACCATCTTTTTTATCATCGTCATCTATCAGGTTCTCCCGTTGTAGTGCGCCCGGGCTGGCCGGGCGGGGTGGTGGTCAGGCGACTTCCCAAGTCTTGCCGTTGAAGCGGATCGATCCCTTTTTGCGCAGTGCTTGCAGACGACGATCGATCACACGGAATGGTTGGCAGCCGGTGCGCGAGCCCGGCGCCGGCAGGGTGAACGGCTTGGCCAGGGCGCGCAAGCCGCTTGCCTCTCCATCCAGTTGCATCATCGTGTTGCGGCCGGTAGCAATCTGCTCCAGCAGCGCTTTGTCGAATTCGGTGTAGTCGGGGCGATTCATCTTTCAGTTCTCCTTGTTGTCATGCGCTCGCGCGCGAAATGGTCTCGTCAGTGGAGCCCCACGCCCAGCCGCATCATCAGCCGGGCGAATTCAAGGGCGGCTATTACTTCGAGGTGGTATCGGTGCATGTCGTCTCCTTCGGTTGTTGTTCCGCCCACGCCCTGCGCTCTTGCCTGTTCGCTGCTTCCCGCCACAGCGGGCACGCCTCGTTCGTGTCGTCGTGGCGCCGGAACACCTCTTTGCCTTCGCAGTAGCCTTGGCCAGGCTGGGCTTCGGGGTGGCGGTGGAAGCGCTGGCACAGGACGCAGGGCTCGGGCGGGCGGTTCATGTCGGTCCTCGGCGGGAGGCCATCATCTGGTCGGCGTAGTACCAACGCCAGGCGAAGTACTTGCGTTCGCGCTGCTGGTCGCGCCATGCGTTCTGACGGTCCTTCGCAGCCAACCAGCGCGCGTAGAAGTCGGCCACCTCGGGCGATGCATGAGAGACAAGCCCGGTGCCGTTCTTTAGGTCGGCGAACTGGCTGGCCTGCGCGGCACCCCAGTGAGACGGAGCGTCAGGAATGGCCGGAACGCTAGTCGTGCGCTCGCCCTTGAACCAGTCGGGGATCGACTGGGGCGCATGCGTGGCGAAGTAGGCACGGAGATCGGCGTCAGTCATGGCGCGTAACCTTTCAGCAGATCGCCGTAGCGCGCCTCCGGATGCGCGGCTAGGTAATCGCGCACCTTCTGGTCGATCGCCTCGCGGCGTGCGCGTTCCGCCTTCTCCTGCTCGGCGATCTGAGCTTCGTACTGCTCCGCGGCGCGCGCATTCTGGTCGTGCAGTTGGGCCATCGCTTCCTTCAGACGCTTGAGGCCTTCCGGCTCAGCTTGCGAAGTGCCCGACTCGTTCGGCAGCGCGAGATGCGGTTGCGGCCCGGCCAGCAGCCCGGCAACGATGGCTTTCTCTACGGCGATCTGGCGGCGCGACGCGTCCCAGCCGGCCGACACCGACCACTGCGCTGGCTTGTTCGAAGCACGGGCGTCGTCGACAAGGCGCTTGTACGCGTCCTTGAACGCCATGCGCGCGCCGATCTCGTCGCCGTTGTCCAGCAGCGGCCGAGCGAGGTTGAACGCCTCGGCCATCTCGCCAGTCCACACGACGGTCTCGCGCTCGTCCTGGCTGGTGATGGCGACGGCCCATGCTTCGTTTTCGTCCGGACGGCCGTCCAGCATCTTGCAGCGGGCAACGATGCCGTTGGGTACCGGCGCGAAGTCCGGACGCTCCATGCGGTAGGCTTCGAACGCCTTACGGATCGTCGCGGGTGGGAAGGGCGAAAGCTGCTTGAACCACAGGCCAATCTCTTTCGCGTCGGTCAGCGATTTGCCGTAGCCGGCGAACACGTCGCCCAGCAGCTTGGCAAACTGCGGCAGGTCGTCGTTATGCATGGTCCACCTCGGTCATGTCCACGTCGATCACGTCCGGATCCGCCGTCGAATCCTGCGCCACCAACTCGGCCAGGATGCGAGCGTTGCGCTCCTCAATGCTCTCCGGGCCGGTGGTTCGCTTGCTCGCCAGCTCGACGAACATGTCGATGTGCTCCGCGTCGCGCAGGATCAGGTCTAGCCCGTTGAACTTTCGGTGCCGGTCGTTCTGGCCCATGTGCCATACACTGCGCGAGCAACCAAGGATCGCTTCGCAGACCTGGCGGGGTTCGTAGAGCTTGAGGGCGTTGACGATGGCCTTGCGGCGTTTGTCGTCCAGCTTAGAGCCGGGCGAGTTCATCGTTTTTTGCCAGTAGGCGAACACCTCGCCGACAACATCGCGGTCGGGCGACGCACCGCGGCGCTCGACATGTGGTTCCGATCCCTTCCCTTCCTCTCCTTGATCCTTGATCCCTTCCTCCGACGACACTTCGAGAGGCTTCGCGACGATTCGCGAGGATTCGTCGAATGGCGGGATTTTCGACTTGGAAGGCTTGTCGATCTTCTGGTGCACGAGCCAGTTGCAGAGCTGGATGTAGTTCTGCTTGCCCGAGGTGTAGCGGACGATGCATCCCTCGTCTTCGAGTTCCTTCAGCCAGCCATCAATGAGGCCGGGCGCATCGTCGTCGTAGGGGAAGAGAAGGCTCGCGAGCATTCGCGAATTTCCGCGAAGCCTCCCTTCGTCGTCGGCAATCGTCCAGAGTTGGATGAACGTCAGGCGGGCATCGCGCGAGACGTTGCCCATGCTCTCGGACTGCGGGAACTCGGGCTTGATGGAACGGATACGTGCCACGTCAGGGCTCCTTGTCCAGCAGGTTCAACTGACGCGGGTCGGATTTGTCGAGCACGAAGATCATGGAGCCACCAGCAGGCCACGGATCGTCGCAATCGACTTTGGCGACCTCGCACGCGCGCCGGCATACCGCGCTGCGCTGCCCCATGAACAGGCAGCCTTCGCAATCGGCGTAGACCGGCGCCTTGGCGGCCTTGAAGCGAATCGTGGCCGGGTCCATTGGCGCTGCAGTCTCGCCGGTCCAATTCGGGCTGAGGATGTTGGTGGTCATGCGGCCTCCCTACGCGCAGGCCCGAAGAACGCCTCTACGAGCCAGTCACGGCGTGCGGGGCCAGCCGGCGAAGGCTTGCCAGAGCCCGCATGGTAGGTGTGGAAGGTCGTCGGCGGAGCAAAGCGGTTCTTGGACTTGGTGTGCTTGACGCGATGGATGCGGCCCGCTTCCTCAAGGAACTTGAGGTTATTGCGGACGCAGGCTCGGCCGATTTTGAAGCCGCTCATGATCGCGTCGACGGTGAGCCCTTTGTCGGCGGATTTGATGATGCGGAGTTCGATGGCCTCGGCCAGTTTGTCTGACGAGATGATGCGCTTGGTCATGGCGGGCACCTCATTGCCATGGCAGCGGCAAGAACCCGTTCGGCTTCGACCTGGGCTTTGCGCTCCTGCCAGCCCTTGCGCCAGTCGGCAGCGGCCGCAACCCACGGATTCATGTTGTGATCGTCGATGCCAAGGCCTCGATCGAATGCATCGGCGCCACGCTGGCGGTTCATGGCGGGAGTGACGAGGGTGATTGCATGGTCCATGTCAATCACCCGCCTTCTCGGCCTTGCGGTAGTGCTCGACCGCCTCAGCCAGCTCGATACGGCTGACCTTGTAGCGGCCTTCCGCAGTACGCTTCTCGGCCGGCGCCGCTTTCTGAACATCCCGGCGCCGGTCGGCCCAATTGCAAGCTTTCGCGATGACTTTCGTCGCCTCGAAGCTATCTAGTGGTACATTGCTCATCGTTGAAGTTCCTTTCACGGCCCGGGTCTCCTCCGGGCCTTTCTTTTTCCGACTCATGCCGCAGTCGGAACCCATTAAAGATGCCTCCGGCCGTTGCTCACGCCACGTGCACGGCAGGCGATCCGTCCCGGACCCGGACAATGTCGGGATTCCTTCGGTGGCGCCGGCGGCTTACCATGCGTGCGAGCTGCCTTGTGCATCAGGTCACGAAAGAACGGGCTTCGGCCCAAGCCGCCGCGAATCTGATCGAGAAGGCTCATCTCGTCGTCGTTCAGCTTCACTTCGACGGTTCCGATACGTGCTGCGTGGTTCATGGTGTTTCTCCTTGGTGGTGCGGGTTACGTGGGTCAGCCTTGCGGCTGGCGGGTACTGCTGTTGCTCAATGGCTTCTTCCTGTCGGCAATTTTTCGGCCGCAGAAAAACCGCAGGGGTTACTGCGGCTGGGATGCGGGCGCCGGTGGCGCGTCGGTCTTGCGACGACGTTCCAGCTCCGGCCAGATGCGCTTCCATTCGTCGGGGAATAGTTCTTTTCGGGTCACGAGTCCACCGGTGGCCGCCTCGATGGCAGCGCCGTATTTCGTCGGGATAGGACGCGAGCCGGTGAGCCACCGGCTGATGTCTGGTGCATGGACGCCTATGGCTTTTGCCAACGCTGCTTGGCGGCCGCGCTGCTCGGATAGGTAGGTAGCGAGGTTCATACGCACCATATTAGCCTAGGGCTAATGCAAACGCAAGCGCGTTATTAGCCAGAGGCGAATTCAACCTTTAGCCAATGTGGCGTCTAATACAACAATGAAAAAAATAGAGGATGTGCGCCGCGACAATTTACGTCGCTTGCGTGATGAACTAGGTGGCGTTCAAGAACTGGCCGATCGACTTGGGAAAGGTCAATCGCAGATCAGTCAATGGCTCAACGCGTCCACTCATTCCGGGACTGGGAAGCCGCGAGCAATCAGCAGCGGGTCGTGCCGAGAGATCGAGCGTACCCTGCGGAAGCCAGAGGGCTGGATGGACGTCGAGCACGCTCCTATGACCCTAGTCCCGTCCAGCGAGGCTACCGCTTTGCGTAAGCTTCTGGCTGAAGCATCAGCCGACGTCCGGCTTGTGTCCGTTTACAACCTTGCCAACGCTGACCAGCGGGAACTCATAGACAGTGCCGTGCGTCTGGTCATCGAGAAGCTCGATATTGTCGCGGCTCTCCAGGGTAGAAAGTGACGCGTGGTGCGCCTGTTTTGCATAGCGGCGTAGCAGCTGCCGAGCCATGCCGCGGAGATGCTCTCGCCCTGTGTCATTCAGCAATGCATACATCGCCGCGATCTCTGGCAAATGGTTCATACACACCTCGAAAGAAGGGACGTATCAACGAGCCCGTTCAGTATCTGATGGTTTTCGTGTGGCAATCCAGAACAGTAGACGCCCATCATCCTAGGGATTTCCTTATGGGTTCTGCTAGGAATTGCCTTACAAAATAGCACGGTTTTTGTATTGATGCGAAGCAATTCGACCACTGTTACATTTCGACCGCAATTGCTGCGCAGCAGCGCGTTTGCGACAAAGTTACTGTACACCCATACAGTGGTTTGCGCTAGGTTGTGTTCGTGTCATATGAAGTGAATAATTTAACAATTGAAGCGGGCGCGACGGCGCCTAATACTGCCTGAGAGCGCGATGAAGAAGATCTTGTTAGCTTTCCTGATACTCATCAGTGGATGCGCCACTCCCGAACCACCTCGCCCCAACCCTAGGTTGGCTGAACTGCAGCAATATGTTTCAATGCATAGGCCGCAGGCTGAAGCCGGCCAAATGAAATGGTCCGATTATTTTGCTGCTGTGTATGAACGTCAGGTAATGGCTGACTTCCCGCCACAGTTGTATCAGATTACCAATAAGCTTCGACATAGCGCGCAGCGATTCGAGAAGGGCGAAATTTCCCAAGAAGATTTCGAATTCGAAAAACGCGATGGGAAAGCTCAATGGCAAATTATTAGCAACCAACTTGCCGAAGAGGCGCGTCAGCGGCAAGCGGCAAACTTGGCTCTAGCAACCCAAATCATGCAGAACCGCCCATTGATCTCTCCGGTTCCGTTTACGCCCATAACGACGACCAATACTCAGCGCGTACAACCTATGCAGGTACCGCCGATCAGAACTACGAATACTGGCGTAACCGCATACTGGACAGGAAAGCAGCAGCAGGCCCAGACCATCACTAACCAGATTGGTTGGACATGCGAGTATAGCTATGCCGGACAGACGTTTTGGCGGACGTTTGTGAGTACGTGCCCAGCGAGTGTCCAGGTTCAATAAAAATAATCCCCGCTCGCGGCGGGGAAGGCGCCACGGCACGCCAAGATGCCAGATGGGGATGAAATGAAAAGAACCTTGCTAGCTGCAGCCCTTGCTGTTGCCTCATTTTCAGCTACCGCATCCATAGAAGATGAACTAGGCCGATTGGAGGGCTGGACGATTCTTGGAACCTATCAGATCACGGGCTGGAGGGACCGAGACGGAAAGAAAGGGGATGCATATGAAGGATGTAACTACGGCCGAGTCTTGATCCTAAATTATCAGTTTGCCGTGACTTGCAGTGGCTACTGGTATGAGTATGCATACCATCCTACTGTCGTGATTTTGGTCAAAGGATCAGGCGTGAAAATGATTCTCAATGGCACGATTCGGGACGTTCAATGAAGAATCTTGCTCAATGCAGGATGTGATTGTTACAATTTCCGTGTTCCTGCTCTGCCCCGGCATCAGGCTTAAGTCCTCACTAGAGGCCTCTACAGCGGCACCGATGCTGTAGCGACTGCCCCCATAAGCCCGCCCCGAGCGGGCTTTTTTGCGTCATAACGCCGGGCCGGCGCGCCCGATGTGTCCTAATAGCAACAGCCTACGAGCACATCACATGCTTACAACATCTCGCACTCGCGTGATTGTTTAGCCCATCGCATCGCCTTCATGGATGCTCATTAGCCTTTGGCGAAAATATCGCTTGCATTCCTATTAGCCTAGGGCTAATATAACTCCATCGCAACCAACCGCAGGCAAGAGCCTGGCGGCAAACAAGGAGATGGACATGACCGCACAAGAGATCCGCGAACACAACGAAAGCGTTGACGCCTTCCGCAAGTTCTTCCCGAAGGCTGTCGCGTTTGCGGCTGTGATGGCATACGCGCTGCCGCACATCGTGGCGTTCTTTCGCTAATACCAACTGAGCCAAGCGTCAAGCGCACTGGGCGCGGCGAGAACTGGAGAACGAAGATGAAGGCATCGGAACTGAAAGCGGGTGACAAGGTGATGTACCACGACATCCCGGCAACGGTCCTGCATGTTCGTGCCAACGGCGTCACCGTCACCTACTGGGCGACGAAAGGCCCGCGTGCTGGCGAGGAAGTCAAAGAGCGCGTTTCCGCCGCATATCTGACTCGCGCCGCCTAACACCAACCCCGCGCCCGCTACTGCGGGCAGTTACCGCCCAGCAGGGCATGGAGAACAGCATGAGCAACACCAGCAAGCGCTCAGCATTGCCATGGCGCGTCGGAAGTGACCTGATCATCCGGCAGGACAACCGCCCGATCAATAACAGCGGCGTGCTGATTGCCAGCGTGCACGGCAACTCGCAAAGCGGATTTTTTCCTACTGACGAGGAAGCTGTCGCCAACGCCGCCTTCATCGTCCGCGCTGTGAACTCGCACGAGCAGCTGGTGGCGGCGCTGCGCGATGCTGAATCGCTGATCGATACTCTGGCACTCGCCTGCATCGACCGTGTCGACAGTGTGAACGATCCGCGCCGCGCGACGATCACCGCCGCCCTTTCCGCCGCCGAGGCCTGACATGGACCGCCTCTCAAACGACGAAGCCCGCGAGCTTCTCATTCGCGACCTGACCGCCAAAGAACTCGACTACCGCAAGGCGCTGCTTGCTGCCGGCGACTTGAAAACGGCGCATGAGGTTGGCGATTCGGTGACCGATTACCTGGCCACCGCATACGACGACCTGCACGACCTGGTGCTGGGCAAGAAGACGTTCGAAGCGATCCGCGACAAGGTGATGGAAGCGGAGGCCGAGGTCGAGGCTATCTCGCAGGTCGAAGCGATCGAGAAGCGCCGGGCCGACGAGATGCAGCAAGCGCGCATCGAGCGCATGGCGTGGGATCGCGAAATCGGGGTGCTGCTATGACCTGCGAACACTGCAACGGTACTGGCAGCCTGTCGAAGAGCGTCGTCGGTTTTCCGGACTGCGTCTACTGCGACGTGGCTCAAGAGCGCACCCAGCTCGAGGTATGGGCCCGACGCAACGCACCGAGCGCCGGCTTGGTCGACCTCTGGGCCATCTACCAGTACGGCAAGGCCGCAGCGGCCGGTCAACACCCATAAACAACCGCCGGCGCCGCCGGCCAGATAGGAGCAACGATGGAAGTCCTGAGCAAAGTAGAAAGCGCAGTCGCGGAGTACCGGCCGTTCTACGCCCAGCTGGTCGAGCTGGAGCAGAAGAATGCAACGCTCGTGTTCGACTACGAATCGCCGAAGGGCAATAAGGAGGCACGCAGCCACGTCTATGCCCTTCGCCAGACGAAGGGCGCACTGGAGCGTACCCGGAAAGAAGCGAAAGCCGAATCGCTGCGCATTGGACGCGCCATCGACGCCGAGGCGCAAGAAATCAACGCCCGCATCGAAGCGATGATCACCGTACACCAGTCGGCAATCGACGCGATCGAACAGCGCGAGAAAGACCGCGTTGCCGCGCTGGCGACCCGCTTGCACGACCTGGCGAATACCGGTGCCGCAGCGACAACGGCTGCCGCGCTGGCGGAAGCAATCGCCGGCCTGGAGCCAACCGTGATCGGCGACGACTGGCAGGAATACAAACCGCAAGCACTGGAAGCGAAGGACAACGCGCTGCGCGTTCTGCGCGAGCGTCATGCCGAACGTGTCGAGCACGAGGCCCGCGAAGCCGAGCTGGCTCGCCTGCGTGCCGAAGCAGCGGAACGTGAGCGCAAGGAACGCGAGGCAGCGATTGCCCGCGAAGCCGAGGAACGCGCCCGTGTCGAAGCCGCACGCAAACTGGCCGAAGCCGAAGCGCGCGCCAAGATGGAAGCGGAGGCCGCAGAACGCAAGGCAGCGGAAGAACGCGAAGCCGCCGCTCGCCGCGAGCTGGAATTGAAGCTCCAGGCTGAGCAGGCGGAGCGCCGCCGCGTCGAAGCTGAGCAGCGCGCCGAACAGGAACGCCTCGAAGCCGCCGCACGCGCCGAACGCCAGGCCAAGGAAGCCGCCGAACGCGCGGAGCGTGAAGCTGCCGAGGCCGTGCGCCGCGAGCAAGCGCGTGTCGCCGCTGAGCAGGCTGCAGCAGCAGCCGAGCAGGCCCGCCGCGAGCGCGACAAGAAGCACAAAGCAGCAGTCAACCGCGCCGCGCTCGCCGCACTGGTCGAAGGTGGCCTGCCGGAAGCATCGGCAAAGCTCGCCGTGACCCTGATCGCATCCGGCAAGGTGCCGGCAGTATCGATTGTCTACTGATGGAGGCCGCATGATCGCCGCCCGCATCGCGCGCCGCCTGGTGCGCAAGCCTCGCGACCTTATCGGAGAAGCACTGTTCTGGAAGCTGGACTGGTTCGAGGCGAATCCTTTCATCTGCTTTGCTGGTCTGGTCATGACGATCGTGCTGTCGAGCGTTTTGGAGCAGTTGCCATGAGCCCGCGAGATAAGCAGATGTTGACTCGCTTGCAGAATCTGGCGTCGGAACACGGCGTCACGGTCTCCCTTAAGTCGGAAGGCCACTTCCACCTTCAAGGAGCGCTGCTGGTGAACTACTACCCGTTCTCGGCAAAGCGCACTGCCTACGTCGCCAACACCGTGAAGAGCTTCCAGCAGGTCGACATGAAGGCGGCAATCAAGATGGCGTGCGAGCCGCCGCCGGTGACGAAGGTGAAGCGCAAGAGCTACAAGGCCATCAAGTTAAAGATGCTGCGCAAGAGCCAGTCATGCCATTGGTGCGGCTGCGGCCTGACCGAAGAAACCGCAACGGTTGACCACGTGATCCCGCTGTCGCGCGGTGGCCTGGACAACGACAACAACCGCAAGCTGGCCTGCGGGCCGTGCAATACCAAGCGCGGCAACAGCATGCCGGAAGTGAGGGCAACATGATTCGCAACATCGCCCAAGCCCTGCTGTTCCTCGCTGCCTTCCTGTTCATCGTAGCGGAAGTGCAGCAGTTGGATGATCAAAGCGAAATCGCATATTGGAGGCCGATGTGAAACGCAAATACCGCGAAGCCATGCGCGCAGGGAAGAGGATGCGCGACATGTGGGCCGACGATCCGGCCGACGCGCTGCAGGGGTACGAAGAGGCAGCCCAGCGCCGGACCCTGTGGCCGCCGATGCCGGTCAAGCCCGCAGGCGGCGAACCCTGGCGCCCGGTGATGACCGAGCAGGAACGCGAGAAGCACGAGCAGTACGTACGAGACAACAACTTGCCCTTCTGATCGAGGACACCATGAAAGTTTACCAAGCAATCGCAGAAGTCGCCGCCGAACTGGCAGCGCGAGGAATCTCCAAGGATAGCCGCAACCAGGCGCAAGGTTTCAACTTCCGCGGCATCGACGCCGTGTACAACGCCCTGGCTCCGCTGCTGGCCAAGCACAAGCTGTGCATCCTGCCGCGCTGCATCAGCCGCGAATGCGTCGAGCGCACCAACGCCAAGGGCAACGCGCTGTTCTACGTGACGGTGCAGGCCGAGTTCGATCTGGTGAGCGCGGAGGACGGCAGCAAGCACACCGTGTCGACGTTCGGCGAGGCTATGGACAGTGGCGACAAGGCCACGAACAAGGCCATGAGCGCCGCCTACAAGTACGCCGCGTTCCAGGCGTTCTGCATCCCGACTGAGGAAACCAGTGTCGATTCGGACGCAGAGACGCACGAGGTGCGCGCCCAGCCGGATAGTGTGGGTCTTGCGAATGCTGTGAACGCGATCCGTGCTGCGGCAACCGTCGAAGAGATCGGCCAACATCTGAAAGCCGCAGTAGCGATGTACCCGAACAGCAAACAGGCGCTCCAGAAGCATGCCAGCGAGCGCAAAGCACAACTCACCCAAAACCTTGCGGAGCAAGCATGATCGACTTCAACGCCATTGACCAAGGCGAATTGATCGCCAAAGGCCAGTATTCCATCGTTCGCGCGGCGCATGAAGACGCCAAGAAGCGTCTTGCCGTGTTGTGCGGCGCATTCGCGGCTATTGCTCCGCAGGTTCTACGACTAGCCCAGCCGGACGGCGACGCGGTGCCGGACGGTGCCGCAATCGGAAAGCTGCTGGTGGACGGTGGCGACCTTCTGGACAAGATGGATGCCCAAGTGGCCGAGATTGAAGGACTGGCCCAGCAACGCGCGATGCTGAAACAGTCCGCTTGGGGTTGACGATGAGCGAAAAGCGCGTCTTCCGCATCACCGCCACGAACCGCCGCCACGTAGCCGAGCAGGTAGCGAACCTGCCCGAGGGCTACGTGATCAAGGCCGGTCCGCCAACGCGCACGCTGGAAGCCAACGCAGCCATGTGGGCGATGCTGACCGACGTGAGTGAGCAGGTTGTTTGGCATGGCCGGCGCCTGAGCACTGAATCATGGAAGCACATCTTCACGTCGTCGCTCAAGAAACAAGACGTCGTGCCAAATCTAGACGGAACTGGATTCGTTGTCATGGGAATTTCAACCAGTTCGATGACAAAAGGCGAGATGTCAGACCTGCTCGAATTGATAGCCGCATTCGGGGCACAACATGACGTGAAGTGGAGCGCATAGCAATGGAAATCTGGAAGCAGATCTCGGGTTACGAAGGCCTATATGAGGTGTCCAGCCTGGGACGAGTGAGGGGCGTAGACCGCACTGTCTCTTCGTTCAGTCATAAAGCTGGGAAGGTAATTCCATTGAAAAGGCGAGGGAAAATTCTTAGCCAAAGCTCTGCTGGTGCGGGTTACATGACCGTCTGCCTATGCAAAGACGGCGGGACGAAAACTATGCGCGTCGCAGCTTTGGTGTGCACTGCATTTCATGGGGCTAAGCCAGAAGGTATGCAGGTTTGCCACAACGACGGTCATAAAACGAACAACCATAAAGACAATCTCCGGTGGGATACGCCGGCGAATAATCAGCATGATCGGATCATCCATGCAACTGATCTGCGCGGCGAGGCGGTCTCAACCGCAAAGCTCACTTCTGACCAAGCTTCTGCCATCAAGGCAGGAATGAAATTGAATGAGGCAAAGAAGCTTTTCGGCATCTCAAAGTCACAGTACTACCGGATTTTGAGAGGCGAATCGTGGGCACATATCAAGGCTAACAACGTTCAGTTCTAACAAAACTAGGGGCAGACATGAACATCGAAGACACCTGCAAGCACACGAAAATCCGCCTGATCGCAGCAGCAATCGCGCACCAGCAGTGCACGAGAACGGCGGGCACCGAGGTGCAGATCCCGGGCACGGACAAGCGCATCCTGATCGGCAACGACGAGTATCTGGCGAAGGTGGCCACGCCGGCGACCGAGCCGCTGCAAGCCGCACCGGCAGGCATCGACCTGGACCAGCTGAACCGCATCGAGCGAGCCGCGAGCATGTTCCGCGATATCTGCGCCTTTCATCCCGGGCATTTCCAGCAACTGAAGAACTTCGCAAACGACGCGCTTGAATTGGCCGCCCTCGCTCGCCGGGCTGCAGCAGATGCACCGGCAGCGCCGCTGGACGTGAAGTACGAGTTCGAGAAGTGGGCGTCGAATCGCGGCGAGGCGGCGATCTATATCGGCGATGGGCTGTACCAGAGCGGCGCAATTACGGATCAGGCCGAGGCATTTGCCGCTGGCGTTGCATTGGCCCGCGCCGCTCTCGCCCACCCTATCGGACAGGTATCGCCCGCTATCGACCGGGCCGCCGCGCCTACCGCCGGCACGCCCCGCGTCGACGCCCTGATGGCGAAGTGGGACGACGACGGTGCCGCGCGCGGATCGGCATTCATCGAACTGCGCGATTTGGCGCGCGAACTGGAGCGCGAAGCCTGTCAACCTCCCGCGCCTGTGTGCCATGCGCCGGCCGCTGATATGCGCGAGTGCCCGGACTGCGAAGGCTCGGCCAAAATCAGCGCGAACGAGTGGTGCAAGCGCTGCGATGCCAGCGGCATCGTTCCGGACCGCGCACCCGAGGCGGCGCCCGTGCTGCTGGCCGAAATCCTCGCGCTGGCCGAAAGCGGCATGTGCCAAGGACTGGTGGCCGACGACTATTGCAGCCAGATCGTCGCCAAGATCAAGGCCGCACCTGAGGCGGCGCATGCACAGCAGGACGCATCGCAACCCGATGGCGATCCTTGGACGCTCGGATTCGAGGCCGGGAAGCGCGTCGGCGCACAACTCGCCGCTGTCTCGCCTTCCGACGCGACGGGGAAAGCTGGCGCTGCCAGTGCGGGCGGGGTAGCGACGATTTTGCAGGCCGCTGGGGCCATGCGGATGGTCCGCTGCCATGATGGGAGCGGCGAACCGTTCGCAGCCTACGACAAGGACATTGCGGACCGCGTTGTTGCCGGCTTGCGCGCCGAAATGCACGCCCTGACCGGCGCCACCAGCGCAGCAGACGCAAAGGATGCGGAGCGGTGGCGCGAAACGTTGAAGCATGTGGGCGCGGCGGCCGATCCTCAACGTTTCGTGTTCCGCGGGCTCTCGCCCGCCAAGGGCGCAGACCTGATGCGGGGCAGCGTCGCCCAGCATTTCACCGAAACCATCGACGCAGCAATTGCAGCCAGCCGGCAGGGAGAGGCATCATGATCGGCCCGGCAGGATTCATGGCTGCGCCGAAGCAGAGCGATCCCGAACCGGAATTCTACTCGGTTGAACAGGCCGCCCAGCACGCTGCCGCATGGTGTGCGAAGCGGCCAGCATGGATGCGCGTCTGCGACATGGCCGACATCGACTGCGACCAGTTCTATGTCCAGTGGAGCGAACTGAGCAAGCGCGAGCAGGAATACTGGGGTAGTGAGGAGGCTTACGACGAATTCGCCATCAAGGCGAAAAAGGTCAGGATGGGGCACATCAGCGGCAAGGGAGAGTTCTATTCCGACATCTTGGCCGTGCCCCTGTTCCACAACACGATGCAGGTCATTCGCGTGGGCGTGAAGATCGCAAAGGCAGCCCGCAAACGCTTGGCCTCCCAGGAGGCGGCAGAACAGAAAGGCGGTGCCGCATGCGCCTGACGAAATCGCAGCGTGCGGCCCTGCGCGAGAAGTACGGCGGACGCTGCGCATACTGCGGCGCACCGCTGGGCGACCGCTGGCACGCCGATCACATCGAATCGGTGCAGCGCAAGTTAGTGCACATGCGAGGCAAAGGGTTCGTGCCCACCGGCGAGTTGTACCGCCCCGAGCACGACCATATCGGCAACCTGGCGCCGGCGTGCGCGCCCTGCAACATCGACAAGCACGCGATGAGCCTGGAGGACTGGCGCGACAAGCTGGCGCGCACGCTGGAAGTCCTCCAGCGGAACTATCCGACGTATCGGCACGCGCTGCGCTTCGGGATGCTGGAAGAGAAGCCGGCCCCGATCATTTTTTATTTCGAGCGCTGCGGCGCGGCAGAGCAGAAGGGAGGCGAGTGATGGCGCGCTCGAAATGGAAAGTCCCGATGTCGAAGGCGAAGCCCAAGGAAGGGCACGCGCATTTCGTCATCGCCTACAAAACCGCAGGCGGCGCGCGCATGGAGTTCGACGGGCAATTGCCCGTTCATGCGGCGCAGATGCTGATGGCGCACACGCTGGACGCGCGCCGAATTAACGAGACGCCGACCGATGGCGCGCTTTGATGAAAGGGCACCCCATGGCCGCTGAACAAAACATCGATGCCGAGCGCGCTGCCTTCGAGGCGTGGGCGTGGGGCGCAAGAACGTGGGTCTTTAGCGATGAGATGGCCAAGACCTTCGAAGACGGCTACTACGCC